TGTTAAAGTAACTTGCTTTATCAAAATTACATAGAGTAGAATAACATAATCCACACAGTAATAGGTAAACAACATGGAAGAAAAAATATTTTTAAATCAAAACGAACTTGCGTCTAGGTGGGGAATGTCTCCAAGAACTTTAGAGAACTGGCGATCAACAGGCAAAGGCCCAAAGTATGTAAAGCTAGGTGGCCAGGTTCGATACAAAATTGCTGAAATAGAAAAGCTAGAAGAAAACTCACAAGTCGGAGAATAGTTTGGTCAATGCACGAAACAAAGGTCGCAGAGGCGAGAGAGAAGTTATTGACGAAATTAAAGACCTCTTAGGTATTCAATTAGAAGTTAACTACTCACAAACTTTTGGCGGTGGCCACGACTTACTAGGTTTAGATGGTTTTGCTATCGAAGTTAAAAGAAGAAAAGTCATAATGCCAGGAGACTTAAAAAACTTCTGGGAACAAACAACCACACAAGCAAGGAAGGTAAGACTCTTACCATGCTTATGGTTTAGAGCTGATAGATCAGACTGGCGTGTAATGATTGCTAATACATACGCACTTAAAAATAATTTATTTGAAATGGAAGATTTCAATGTTGCAATGAATATTTCTACAGAACTATTTGCATCATTAATAAGAGAGGAGTACGGACTTGTCACACGCGATATTATCACCCAGTAGTATTAATAGAATTATTCGTTGCCCTGCTAGTGCAAAGATTAATGCAGTTGCGGAACGTAAAGGTAGCATGGCGGCAGCCAGAGGTACTTCTACTCACGAAATGGTAGAAGCCTTACTTAAAAATAGATTAGATGGCATTTCTTTAGCTGACTATTATCTTGGTAGAACTGTAGATGTAGACGGTTTTAGTTTTGATATCACGCAAGATGATATTGATATGGCTGAAATCTATGTTGATTACATTAACAGAAGAACTGAAGAACTTAACGGAAAATTACTTGTAGAAGAAAAAGTAAATGCTCCAGATATAAACGACAACCTCTGGGGAACTGCTGATGCAGTTATTCTTGGCGAAGGTAACAGAATGGTCGTTGGCGATTTAAAGTCTGGTGCATGGGCAGTAGATGTCGTGATGAACGAACAGCTTATGTGTTACTCACTTGGTTGCCTATCAAGATGGGGTAACGAAGATACAGTCATAGAAATGACAATCATACAACCAAACAAAAGAGCCTTTCATAAAGACGGGCAAATAAGAACTTGGGATATTCAAGCGGTCGATCTTGTCGACTGGGGTTTGAATATTTTGAAACCAGCTTGTGATGAAGCAATGGGCGAAGAGCCTAGCTTTAGTGCTGGAAATTGGTGCAAATTCTGTTCACATAAAGAAGTTTGCGAAACCTATAAATCCATGGAGGATAATGAAAATGGTAAATGAAAAAAAGAAAGAGCAACCTCTTTTAAGTTTCCAAGATAAAGACGGAAACACAAGAGAGATATTTGATAGAGACTTAACTGATGCAACTGCGCCCTTGGTAGAAGAAATCAGCAGAGACTTGGGTGCGGAAAATCAGCTAATGGAAGCATATCAGTTAGCAACTAAAACTGTACATCACATGGAGTCGGTAAGAAAGAATGTAGCTAACACTTTAGAGAAGTTAGAGAAAGAACTACCGCCTTACAAAAAGCCTGTAACTATAGAAGGTGTTACTAAGGAGATTAACTAATGTCTTTAGCAGCAATACAAAAGAAAGCAAAAGCGAAACCAAGTATTGTAATTATCTACGGCCCTTCTGGGTTAGGTAAGACAACACTGGCAGTAGGAAGTAAGAACCCTGTTGTTGTACAAACTGAAGAAGGTCTAGGAATCTTAACTAACAATAGAGACATTCCACATTTTCCTTTAGCAAAAGACTACGATACTTTTTATAGTTATCTAAAGTCCTTGGTTGATGCAGACGAACTTGAATACAACACTTTGGTTGTTGATAGTTTAGATTGGTTAGAGCCACTCATTCATGCAAAGACTTGTGAGACACATAAACAACCATCAATAGAATCTTTTGGTTATGGTCGTGGTTACAACGAGGCTCTGAAGTATTGGAGAGAGGTTCTTGATTTAGTTAATAGATTAAGAAACGAAAAGAAAATGCGTATTGTTATGATTGCTCATAACCAGATAAAAGCGTTTCACGATCCATCTACAGAAGCATACGATAGGCATGAACTGAAACTGCATAAAGCCGCAAGTGCCTTGGTGCTAGAAGCAAGTGATATGTGCTTGTTCTTAAACTACAAAAAAGGAACTGTAAAAGTTCAAGGTAGTAAAGGACTAACAAGTAAGACTGTTCAATCTGGAAGGATATTAGTAACTACTGAATCCCCAGCTTGTGTAGCCAAAAATAGATATGGATTACCAGAACAAATTTCAGTCGTAGAAGAAGGCGATGACTTTATTGTTAGAGCTGAAAATACTTGGTCTGAAATTGGTAAATTGATAGCGAAGTAATGGCTACAGAACACGAAAAATTAATATTCTTTATGCGTAAAGCTAAAATATTAGTTGAAGACTGTATGGATAAAAACGGAGATGATGATCTTATTCTCCCGTTAGGTGCGAACAGAGTTCTATCAGAAATAGCTGAAGCACTAGAAGAAGAAATAGATAGAGCAGATGATTACGAGGAATATGATCCTGGGTAGTCAATTATTAATTGTTAAATTTTTACGGAGGTAACAACATGGATTTAACAGAATTTGGTTTGGATAAAATAGAAGCTGGAGAAAGCTCTGGCGGTGGAGATAGGGTAAAGCCTGGAAGATACAACTTTGAATACGCTGGATCAGAAATGATTGAGGGTAGGAATGGTTGGAAGGCTTTAAAGATTCACTTCGAAGTTGAAGGCGAGATTATAAAAGTTAGTCATGCTTTCACTATGGCTCATAATAATGACAAGCCTGTTGAGATAGGCAGAGAGTCATTAATGAAAATGCTCAATGCAATGGGAGTAGCATCAATGAAAAACACTGATGAACTTCTGGGCAAAAAAGTAGAAGGCGAACTAGTCGTTGGCGAGAAGGGTTATTTAGAAATAAAAGATGACTTTGGTAATGGTTGGAAAGCCTATGGCTCTACATCTACTACAGAAAATGCTGACCCTAAAGACGTATTACCAAAAGAAGATAAAGAGGAAATGTTCCCTAGCGATGTCGAAGACGAAGACGACTTACCTTTTTAGTAATGATGATCTTAAGTATCGGAGGCCGAGTCTATGTTCATACTGTCATGGACTTAGCTCTCCGTTACTTCATATCAGCAACGGCAAGATTAAAGGTGCTTGTTGCTATGAACATCTTAAACTTATTGGAGAAGGTAAAAAAATGGAGCATATTAAAAATTTCGCACAGATTAACGAGGAGCTGTTATCTGTTGCACTCACGGAAAGTAAATCAAAATACTTAGAAGTTTCCAAAAAGAATAAATCGTTTGTCCTGCATGAATGGACTAAAGAAGACAGGATTAGTTTTATAAGAAGGCTTGTGTCAAGTTATCTCAATAACTCCAAGGCACAGGCTGATGACTGACTTAACTAAATTTTATGGAGACAAGGGTATTGTTCTCGACCAGAACTATGCCTTTAGTAATACAAGTAAATCAAATGCTGATTTAATTAATGAGATGCGTTCTCATGGTTTGTTAGTTGATTTCTTAGATACAACAGGAAACCTAGTAAGAGTTCCTGTAAGTGCTGGTGTAAATCACAGGCCAGATAAAGGTGGAGAACGTAGCGGGTACTATGTTTATAACCAGTTAGATCAAAACTTTGTATGTGTTTATGGTAACTGGCGTACTAATTTAGAGAACAAGTTTACTTCTTATAATCCTAATGAGATGTCTGCGGAGCAAAAAAGGATATTACAATCCAAGCTCGAAGAGGCACAAAAGCGGAGAGAAGAGGCTAAGAAAATACAGCACCAACAGGTTGCCGTATATGTCAAAGAAAAGTTTGCTAGTGCGAATGAAGTTATAGAGCATAAGTATCTCACGGATAAAGGTATTAAAAATTATGGTTTAAAAACGATTAATGGAAACCTATTAATCGGGGTGCATCATATCATAAGAAATAATGATAATGGGTTATTAGTTTCAGAAATAAGGTCTTTGCAATACATCATGCCAGACGGCAGTAAAAAGTTTGCAGGAGGCGGAGAAGTTAAGGGTAATGTATTCTTAATTGGTTGTAAGGCAGATGAACTACCTAGTTTAGAAACGATTATTTTATGTGAAGGATATGCCACAGGAAGCTCTATATACGAAGCTACGGGTCTACCTGTCGCGGTTGTATTCTCTGCAAATTTCTGTTTAACAGCGTGTAACAGGTTGCGTTCTATAACGGGTGCAAAGTTTATAATTGCACTTGATAATGATACGTCTGGAATAGGCGAGAAATGCGCGAATGAAGTTGTTAGCAGTATTAGTAATGCAGTTTCCAGATTGCCTTCTATTATTGGAGACTTCAACGACCTGTATTTAGAGAAGGGTTTAGATCAGGTTAAGTTAGAGTTAGTAGAGTCGAAGTTTAATATCAGACAATATGCAATTCGTAACTTAGTTGAAAGTCCAAAACCAATAGAGTGGTTAGTTGATAGTTTCATTCCTTTTGGCAAACCTGGAATCATTGCTGCAGTTGGTGGCGTTGGTAAATCATTATCAATGATTCAGTTGGCTCTGGGCATTGCGACTGGTGGTAACTGGTGGGGTAAAACCATACAACAAAAAGGGTCAACTGTAATATTTGCGGCTGAAGATGATTTGTCTGAAGTACATAGAAGGATTGATGCACTTGACCCACTGGGACTTAGGTTTCAATCCGAGTATGACGTTTATGTATTTCCGATTCCAGAACAAAAAGAACCAATGATTTTATTGAGAGAAGAGGGAGTAACAGCACAAGCAACAGAGTTGGTAGAAGAATTAAAAGGTATTCCAAATTTAAAACTGGTTGTATTCGACCCATTACAGGCATTTACGACTGGTAATATCAGTTCAAGTAATGAAGTAGGCCAGTTATGGGGTTCTTATTGTGCAAACATATCAGCCAGATTAGGTGTTACGACTCTTACAGTTCATCACTTGGCAAAATCGGCTCTTACTAATGATTCAGATGATGCACTTTCGCATAGAGCTGAAATTCGTGGTGCATCAAGTATCACTGATTCAGTTCGTTTTGCGATAGCTATGTGGTTAGCTGATAACGATACGTGCGAAAAGATATGCATGGAGCAAGGCATAAAGGTAGACAGAATGGCAGTCGTTAAAGCCAGTCTGGTTAAAAGTAACTCTGGAAATGTAGACTATGAAACCAAGACTTTGGTTAGGCGTGGTGCAGTTCTGGAAATATTAGAAAATAAAACGTCCTTCGATTGGGACTAGGGAGAAAATTAAATGAACGGGAAGGGAAGCGACCAGAGACCAAGACAAGTAGATAAGAAAATATTTGAAGATAATTGGGATAGGATATTTGGTAAGAAAAAGACCAAAAAAGAGACTGAAAAGAAGGATAAAAAGAAAAAGCAATCGGATACACGGGTAGCCGATTATCGTATATAGGGGTAGCCGATTATCGGCTATACGGGTAGCCATATATCCAAGACTAGACTAATAGAGAGAGTGAGCCTTACGGCTCATCTCTCAGGGAAAAAGAATCAGTAGGAATTGTATTAATTAAGGTGGAATAAAAGAAGCATGAAAGAGCAGAAATGGTGGTTAGTTATCGAGGCGATTGAGAGTCCAGAGGAAAGTGGATTGATACCTTACGGTTTAGCTATGAAGTATAAGAACTATTCGAAGCTGAAGAAGGTAGTCTGGAAGTGGTATAAGAAACACCTGGGAAGGACGGATATAAAGGGTAGGGAAAAGCTAGTCTTGTATGCGCTCTGCGAGAGGTATTCGGCTCAAGATTATTCTAGCCATGATGCGGTTAGCTACTTGGCGTTAATGATTGGCATGAACAGGCATACGGTTAGTAAGGGTATTCAGAATCTTATGGATCAGAATATTATTTGGTGTGCTATTGATAAAGAGAAGAAGGTGTTGCGAAGCCTGAAAGCAGGAGTGCAACATAAACATTTCTTGTTTGTTGGTTTGGGCGTGATGCTAGAAAGGGAAAGCCAAGACGAGTAGTTATATACTTTAGGGGGTTTTTGATTACCCGTCCTGACTTCCGTGATTGGTTAATTATACCTATCTTTTTGATAAGTTTCCTTAATTTGGTTTTTAGTTACCCGTCTTACTTGTTTGGTTTCCTCGTCAAGAAAAGCAACTCTTTTAAGTTTGTTTTCTTTGTAGTCTCCTCGGACGTATCCAAAGATTGTTGTTCCGTGTATTTGTACTCTAATCATAATAACCCTTTTTAATTTGAAAAAATTTGTATATGAAATCCATTAGAGGATAGTTCTTTTCACATTCAGCCCATGCGGTTATCTCATCGGCGAAGTGTAAAAGCGTTTCTTTGCTTTCGGATTCATAGCGTTTGATTCTAGCCTTAAAGTTCTTGTTGTCGTCTGCTTCCAGATGTTGCTTTGCTAATTCCTCCGCTTGTTCATATATGTATTTATTGGTTTCCAGAATGAACGCGGTTGCCTGTTCTAATTGGATTGAATCAATCTTCATATTGCACCGCCATTCATTAGGTAAAGTATCCAAACACAGGTTAATAATCCTATGATTGATATTCTCATCATTAGATCGTGTTTCATTCTTGCACCTCCTCTTTTACGTGCTTAATTAATTCATGGTAATAGAAGTTATCGTTTTCTATTTCTTGTATTATTGCTCTGCCTACTTCTTCCCGCGTTGGTGGTTGATGACCAACAAAAGAATTGAACTCGATTGGCTGTAATTGTATTACTACCTTTTCTGGTTCTTCTTGTGGCATGGTTTTAATATCACGTTCTATTTCTATTAGTTCTCTTATTCTATCTGCATCTTTATTAGACATTTTTTTGCCTCCTAGCTTTCGCCTTCTTGTTGGTGTTATCTCTCACCATTTGTATATCGGGTTGTATGTCTTCTAGTATTAGCTTTCTAACTTCGCTAACTGTAAGACCGTTTAATTGCTTGGTTACTATTTGAATATCACTTAGTTTAGGTATCCACGTTTGGTGATACTGTTTGTCCTGGCAGTCTAAGTTATAGCACCAATCAATGATTAGGCCGTTGATGTTTATTGAAAATATCATTTTTCTTTGTCCTTAATGATTAGAGCGACACCATAAAGGCAAAAAGCCATTAATATTAGTATTAGTATTAGTTGCCAGTCCATTAGTCTTGCTCCTGTAATTTATAAAAGCCTAAAGACTTTGTGCAGTCCGTTTGTCCGTTCTCATCAACAGGGTATAAAGATAAAAATTTTTCCCCTGTTTGGTCATCAGTCCAAAGGTTTATATCTATTGTTTTATTTGGGTGTATGCCTTCAACGTCTTTGTATTCGCTTTCAGCGTTAAAAGTTCCCCATGAATCATTTGGATATATACTCATTATTTCCCCCTTGTTGGTTTACCATTTGGAAAGGTTAAAGCCTCGCTAAACGCTTTCCAATGCTTAGGTGTCATTATTTGCTCTACCTTGTGAATAGGCGTGTTATCTTTTAGGCCGTACTTCTTGCGAAGCTGTCCTATGATGCTTTTGTATCTCGATCGAGTTTTGTTGCTCATTGGTTCACCGCCTTTGTTGTGTTGTCGTATTCTTGTTCTGTTAGATAAGAATATGATTGTAAAAATTCCTTCTTGGTTAATATTCTAAAGTCGTGCATCTTTTCTATATCGTTTAAGAAGTTAGCTTTTTTGGTTATTGCTTCTATTAAATCATCTTGTAATTTATACGTCTTTTGAAGCTCCTCTGTTAGCATATATATGAGTTCTCTCGCTGTTGAAGTGTCGCTGTAGTCGTATTCTTTTATTTTGTTTAAATCTATTTTCATTTATGCCACCTCTTTAATTTCTTCTTCTAATAATAAAATCATGTAGGCCATGAAGTTCCAGTAGTTCTCACATATCCTGTCTTCTTGTACGCTTGATAAGTTATATTCAACTGAACCCATATTTTTTGCTAGTTCTATAATATCGCAATATGAATAAGGAATATGAATAGCTATACCGCTTAACCATTCCGCAAGAACATTTTGTTTGGTGTCGTTTCTAGTTCTTCCAACTTTCCAACCATATTCTGAATTAAATCTATCAAATAGATATTTAATCTTTTCTTCTCTTGATAAGTTTTTATCAATCAAATCATCTTCATTATCTAAACAAGCAAGAATATAGTTTTTATAATTCTCTTGATATTTTGTATAATGTAGTTTTGTCATGTTTACCTCCTAAAGTATTTACGTTTGACTCCCCTATGATACCTAAATGTACTTATATATCAAGTAGTTAGATAAAAAAACTTAGTGTTTTTATGAGGAATGCTGTAATATAAGGGTTTACGGAGCATAAAAAAATATCAGTTATGGAGCAAAAAACACCAAAAAAAGACAATAAATCTCTTAAAAAGGGCGGAAGGAAGAAGATTGTTTTAGACTTAGAGCAAGTGGAGAACTTAGCTTCTCGTGGTTTAGGTACTACACAAATTGCCCGTGCTATGGGCGTTTCATGGAATACTATTGATAGGAATAGAAAGCGTTCTGTAGATTTTGAAGACGCTATAAAAAGGGGGAAGGCAAAGGGACTAGCACAGGTTACAAACTCTTTGTTCACTTCTGCCACTGATGGCAATGTTACCGCACAGATATTCTACTTAAAGAACCAAGATGCGAAGACATGGAAAGATCGTGTTGAAAATGTCCACGCTACTATTAATTTGAATGATGTTTTATCTGGTGCAAAAGACAGACTTGGCGACTCTATGGCGACTATTAATAAACCTAAAGTTATAAACGCTGTTAAATCAACGTCTACAGCTTCGGAACAACTGGTAAATAACCAAGACGATATAAAAAAGAATGATAATTAGGGCGGATAGTTCGCTATCTTGTAAGGGTTGCCCACAATCTGAAAAATCACATGCTCCGATTTAAAACGATTGCCCCCCCCTTACATTTTTCGCACGGGGTATATTACGTGTAACTGTTGCGCTAATTTTTTTTAATTTTTTTGAGTAGAATATGAAAGAGGTAATAACTGGAATGATAGAAATACTAACCATAGCTGGACTTGGTAATTTTTTATTATTTATAATTTTGGTAAATATATGAAATACGGAGCTGAAGCTGAACAACAACTAATGACCGAAGTTTGGTCGCCTCAAGTTGCGGACGATCCATATAACTTTGTTATGTTTATCTTCCCCTGGGGACAGAAGGACACCCCCCTCGAAGATTTTACAGGCCCAAGAGAGTGGCAAAAAAATGTTTTAAAAAAATTATCAATAAGCATACAAAGAAATAAAGGTGAAATTAATCCAGAGATGTTTAGACTTGCTGTAGCATCTGGACGTGGAATAGGAAAGTCTGCTTTAGTTTCATGGTTAATCCTATGGATGCTATCAACCAGACTTGGATCAACCACCATTGTAACTGCTAACACCGAACAACAGCTACGTTCAAGAACATGGGCGGAGTTAGGTAAGTGGCTAACACTTTCTATAAACAGCCATTGGTTTACTAAAACTGCTACAACCATAAAACCAGATGGTTGGTTTGAAGAAGCACTCAAAAGAGACTTAAAAATAGATACAGGTTACTACTACGCCCAGGCGCAACTATGGAGCGAAGAGAACCCAGACGCTTTCGCTGGTATTCACTCCTCCTACGGAGTTTGCTTAATCATGGACGAGGCATCAGGTATACCCGCACCCATCTACTCCGTCTCCGAAGGTTTCTTTACAGAGCCTACAGAAAATCGTTTCTGGTTTACTTTTTCTAACCCTAGAAGAAACACAGGGCCTTTCTACGAGAGTTTTACATCCAAGCGTAAGTTCTGGAACTTAGAACAAATAGACTCACGCACAGTAGAAGGTACTGACCAAAAACTATTCCAGACCATGCTCGAACAATACGGTGAAGATTCTACCGTAGCTAGAGTAGAAGTTAGAGGCGAGTTCCCTAACGCTGATGATGATTCAGTCATACCAATGGAACTGGCAAGAAATGCTGTCGACAGGGACGTAGCACTAACAACCAAAGCACCTATTGTTTGGGGATTAGACGTTGCGAGGTTTGGCGGAGACAACTCTGCGCTATGTGTCAGACAAGGTAATACTGTTCTTGAAATTAAGACTTTTAAATCGATGGATTTAATGCAATTATGCGGTGCAGTTAAAAACTTATATGACGACAGTACAGTTGTAGAACAACCACAAGAAATACTTATAGACGTAATTGGTCTTGGTAGTGGTGTTGTAGATAGACTAGCTGAACAAAATTTACCAGTAAGAGGAGTCAATGTTTCTGAATCACCATCTACTAGGAAAAACTATTTAAACTTACGAGCTGAATTATGGTTTGCAATAAAAGATTGGTTGGCGCTGCGTAATTGCCGTCTTCCTAATGATGATGAGCTTGTATCGGAATTGGCAGCGCCTAGTTATAAATATACATCAACTGGAAAAATAAAAATAGAGTCTAAGGACGAAATGAAAAAAAGAGGTATTAAGTCTCCAGATAAGGCTGACGCACTTGCATTAACCATGGCAAGTTCCGCTGCAAGTTTTAGTGGTGGCGAGAACTTTTTAGGGTATAATTTCAAGAAACCCTTGACATCAAGAATAATCAGAGTGGGATAAATTTATGGAATACGACAAAGATCAAGAAATCGAAGAGTTACAAGTAGAAGAGTCTTTTAATGAGGAAGAACTACAAGGCGTACTTAAGTCCGAAATGGATGACGCTAAAGACTTTATCGACCAGATAGACCAGGACAGAGCTGATGCTACTGACTACTATCTTGGAAACGCTCCAACATCACAAAGCTCTATGCAATCAGAGTTTGTATCAACAGACGTTAGAGACAGCGTGTTATTCATGCTGCCTTCCATCATGCGTACATTTTTTGGTACTACTAAGATAGTAGAGTTTATACCTCATGGCCCAGAAGACATACAACTAGCCAAACAACAAACAGATTACATTAACTATGTCATCCAGCAAAAAAACCCAGGCTTCAAAGTTTTATATGATGCGTTTAAAGATGCGCTTATTAGAAAAACTGGTTTTGTAAAAGCCTACTGGGATGACAGCATTACCGCATCAACTCACGAATATACAGACATTTCTCCAGAAGCCTATCAAGCTCTAACACTTGACCCTAACGTAGAAGTCATTGAAGAAAAAATTGAAATGCAAAGCATGACATTTATGAATCCTGAAAATGGCGAAGAGATGACACAAGAAACTCCAGTTAGTTACGATGTCAAAATTAGAAGAATTAAGCCTAAAGACCAAGTGGTAATCGAAGCAGTACCAACAGAAGAAGTATTAATTTCAAGACACGCTAGAGACTTAAATACTTCTCCATACGTTGCACACAGAATGGTTAAGACTGTAAGTGACTTAGTTGCTATGGGTTATGACAAAGAACAAATGGAAGAGTTCGCTGGTTCTGGTAGTGCGGTTGATGAAGATTCATACGACCTAGAACAAGCAAGAAACCCATACGCAGATTTTACTGGTGTTGATAGAGCAGACAACAATAGTAAAAATGTTCTTTATATAGAGCATTATGTTTTTTATGATTTAGATGGTGATGGTATAGATGAAAGGATTAGAGTATGCACTGTAGGGAATGGATTAAATATTGTTAATTCAACACCCTGGGATGATTTACCTATTACACTCTTCTGTCCCGATCCAGAGCCACATACCTCCATTGGCTCATGCCCCGCGGACTACTTGATGCCTATTCAAGCTGCTAAATCTCAGATAATGAGAGATACACTTGATAGTCTAGGCCACGCCATCTTCCCGAGAATGGGTATAGTAGAAGGACAAGTCAACATTGATGACGTTCTTAATACTGATATAGGACAACCAATAAGAATGAGAGCGCCAGGAATGGTTCAGCCTTTCTCTGTGCCTTTTGTTGGTAAAGAAGCCTTCCCTGTATTGTCTTACTTAGACGAAGCAAAAGAAAACCGCACAGGAGTTTCCAAAGCTTCCGCAGGACTAAACGCAGAAGCATTACAATCTACAACTTCCGCAGCTGTATCGGCTACTATGTCTGGCGCACAAGGAAGAGTAGAACTTATCTGTCGTCACTTTGCTGACGGAATGAAAGATTTATTTAAACTTGTAAACTCACTTGTTATCAAACACCAAGAAGGTCAAGACATGATGAGACTTAACAACGAGTTTATTCCTATTGATCCTAGGTATTGGGATGCTGACAAAGACATGGTAATTAATGTTGGTATTTCTAAAAACTCTGACGAAGAAAAGTTCCAAGTCTTAACAACTATGGCGCAAAAGCAAGAACAAATATTACAAACATTAGGCCCTAACAATCCTTTGGTTAATTTACAGCAGTATGCAAACACTCTAACTAAAATGATTGAGATGGCTGGATTTAAAGATGCAACAACATTTATAAATACAACCGTACCTCCTATGCCTCCGCAACCACCAGAAGCATCTAAACCTTCTCCAGAAGAAATGTTGGCACAAGCCGAAGCAATGAAGGCACAGAACTTAGCACAAAAAGCTATCATTGATGCAGAGACAGATAGAATGAAAATCATTATGGATGACGACAGAAACCGTGATGAACATGAAGCCGACTTAAAACTTAAGATTGCAGAACTACAAGCTAAGTATGGCGCACAAATAAATGTAGCAGAAATAAATGCAATCATGGAAAGAGATAGAGAAGCGATTAGACAGGTAGCAAAAAACCAATCGCAGGGAATGTTTACTAATGGCAATAACCCACCAATCGGATAAGATTTACGACTTAGAATTTCTTGACGGAGATTTTATCTATGTTGGATCGGACATAAAAGCTAAGAGCCTGGAAGAAGCAAAAAGAGTGGCAAGGATATTTTTACAGATACCACACGACTCTGAATTAATATCTTCTAAGGTAACTTTAATACACTAATGAAAAAATATTTAATTAAAACATGGAAATGGATTGACTCTTTAATGAAGCCAAAAAAAATTATTAAGAAAAGAGGAAGACCAAGGAAAAAGAAATAATGGCACAAAAAATAAATAAAGATTTTTTAAATACTATGGGCATATTCCCATCTGATATGGTTGAATACCTACCACTAAGCGCACAAGAGTTTTTTCAAAACGCACAAAAAATTAATGGTAATTTCTACCTACCCAAAGAAGAGGCATTTGGTTTATTAGTAGAAGCACAGGCAGAAAAGATGGGTAGACAGGCGTTGCGTAACGATCCTCATGGTAGAGGTTTTCATGGTGGTAATCCAGAATATAGACCAGCTCTAACTCCTGACCCTGAAGAAATACGAGGCAGACAATTTAGAGGGCCAAATGATGTATATGGCTCTCAACCAAAGATTTTTAGAAGTGTACTGCCATTCACAGATGAAAAATCATCACCTTTATTTTATGGCAAATACTCATCTAAGGGCGTAGGATTTACAGAACCAAAAAAACAATACACTCCAGTCGATTCTGAAAAAGATAGATTTTTTGGAACATACGACCCAACATACGATGAAATATTATTAATTGGAGATAATCAGCAAAGAGAATCAGAATACCCTGATGTTTTTAAAAGTCGCGCGGATGAAACTGAAGCACATGAGTATATGCACAGAGGAATGGGACGTAACTTACCATTACTAGTTAGAGGTTTAAAAAAATTGTATGGAGAATCTCCTATACCACCAGGACTAAAAAATTTAGCTGGTTTGTTAAGTCCTGCTCTTAAACATCATCATGATTACATAGATAAATCTTTTAGAAATTTAAGTCCTTATGTGCAAATTGAAAAAAGATTAGAGAATCATTTAAAAACAAAAGAACAAATAAATATTATGAAAGATATGGATAAGTTTGATAAAGATTTACATATAAGCGAAGAGCGAATGAAAATGTACAAAGAGTTAGAATCTTAACTATGGCAATAACTTATAGAGGCGAAAGATTCTCTGGTTATAACAAACCCAAGAGAACACCTAGTCATAAAACTAAATCACACGCTGTTCTAGCAAAGGTTGGAGATGTCATAAAACTTATTCGCTTTGGTCAACAAGGTGTTAGCGGTGCTGGTAAAAATCCAATGACTGCTAAAGATAAAGCAAGGAAGAAATCATTTAAGGCAAGACACGCCAAGAATATTTCTAAAGGTAAACTGTCTGCTGCTTATTGGGCGGACAAAGTAAAATGGTAAGGAGATACTATGTCACTATATGAAAATATAAATAACAGAAAGAAAAATAAAACAAGTAGAACTAAAAAGAAATCTACTATCACTAAGAAAGCCTACGCAAATATGAAAGCTGGGTTTCCTAAGAAGAAGAAGAAATAATGAAAGGCGTTAAACATTACAAAAGAGACGGAACTGAACACAAAGGTAATTCTCACAAAATGCCTAACGGACATTTACATTCTAATAAAAATCACACTGCAACAAGTGTAAGGCTATTTCATTTTAACGAGTTAAGTGAAACAGCTAAGAAAAAAGCTAAGTCTTAAAAGTAGATTGTCTTACTTGCTTGGTAAATATTTAGAATGGTCTTTTAAAAGAAAAGCAGAAAAACTTAACAAGCATTTGCATGAATATAAAAACAAAGAAACAAAGAAAACAGACAGTTAATTCTTTGGCTAAAATACAACAACTATATAAAAATAAAAATGATAGAAAAACTAATAAAACCAGTAAGCGAACTTCTTGATAAGTTCATTCCAGATGCAGACACAAAGCAAAAGATTGCACATGAAATTGCAACCATGTCTGAAAAGCACGTTCACGAAATTGCTAAAGCACAAATAGAAGTAAACAAACTTGATGCTAAAGGCGACTGGTTTCAATCATCATGGCGACCAGCTACAGCATGGATTTGTGTATGTGGTTTTGCCGTAAACTTTTTAATCAGTCCACTCGCTGCTCCATTTGGTATTGTCGTACCACAAGCAGACACATCAACTATGCTACCCGTACTCATGGGTATGCTTGGTCTTGGTGGATTAAGATCATACGAAAGGGTCAAAGGCGTAGGGAAATAATGTCTTGGGTAAACTTTAAAGAAGAAGAGTTTTCTTGCAAACACTGTGGTAAAAATGGTATTTCACACGAACTAATAAATAAGTTACAATCACTAAGAACAGAGCTGGGTTTTCCCTTTATTATAACTTCTGGGTACAGGTGTGAAGACCACCCAATAGAAGCAAAGAAGAAAACTCCAGGAACTCATGCAGAAGGCCTAGCAGCTGATATATATGTAAGAGGAGATAAAGCTCTACAAATAGTATCGAAAGCTAGAGATTATGGATTTACTGGTATTGGCGTAAACCAAAAAGGCGACTCTCGATTTATACACTTAGATATTTCAGAAGAAAAACCAAACAGACCAAGACCACACATTTGGAGTTATTAATGGACAACCCTATTTTATTTTGGAACGCAATCATTACGTTAGTATATGTTCCTATCATCTATAGTATCCGTACTAACGCGGCAGATGTTAAACGAGTTGAAATACTTGTTAATAAAACCAGAGAAGAAATCCCAACACGCTACGCAACCAAACAAGACCTCCATTTAGACATGCAAAGAATTTTCGACAGATTAGACAAATTAGACGAAAAAATTGATAAACTAATAGCTAACTAGGAAATAATTATGACAATAGCATTTGACCCAGAAGAATATATCGCAGCATTAGGCGACCTAACACCTATAGTCGATCAACCTGGAGGCTACCAAGGAACGATTGATATTCTAAATCAATTTGCAGGTAACAAGGGTAGTGGTAGTTACAATATTCCTAATGGTGGATTTGCTATACCAACAACAGTATCTCCTTTTTCAAGTGGATTAAACTATGCCCAATCAATAGCTGGTGGCCAAAACGTACCTGGCATGATTGCACCAGGTGTAAGTTATTCATCCGCAATGCCACAAGGATTTACACAAGCAGACTTAAACGGAACACCACCTCCACCTCCACCTGTATACAAAGAACCTGATGACCCTAGCTTTTTTGGAACTGGTATCGGTGGCGTAACAATACCTGGTGGCAGAAGAGACAAGATGCCTCCACTAAGAAACATCTTTGGTGATTTAGGTGGCGGTAAAAGTGGCCCAGGATATGACTCTATTGGTATGCCTACTGTTGGAAATGGGCCAGGTTTTTTTGATCCAAACTATTCTTTAGATAAACTAAATATTGACAAATACAGAACCAAAGTCCCCGCAGAGCAAGAGGTACAAGTACCACCACAAGAGTTTAACATAGAGCAGATTCGTCAAGATATAGCTGATTCAGGAATAGACTTTACTAACCTGTTTGGTTTGCCACAAGCACCAGACTTGTCACAGTTCGTAACTAAAGATGACTTGCCTACTGGTAGAGACTTTTCTATAGAAAATTTAGATCTTCCAGATTTCAATGAGTTTGCATTAAGAAAAGATTTACCTGTTTATCAAGAGCCAGACTTATCAGGATTTGCAAGAATAGAAGACTTACCAACATTTAATCCTGATGAACTTAGGAAAGATATATTAATGTCATTACCAGCTTACGAACAACAAGACTTATCAGGTTTTGCAAGAATAGAAGATTTGCCTACATTTAACCCAGATGAACTTAAACAAGATATCTTAATGTCATTACCTGAACAACAAATGCAAGACTTATCTGGTTTTATGACTCAAGATGATATTAACAAAGCTATAGCTGGAATTAATATGCCAACTTATGAACAACCAGATTTATCTGCGTATGACACAAGACTAGCTGATTTAGAAAAAACTTTACTATCATTACAACAACCAACTGGCAGAAGTTTTTCAATAAATCAACCACAAGTAAGAGGGTTATTTTAAATGCCATCACAAGAAGATATCTTAAATTCAAACGAAGCAGATTTAATTCTTAACGCTGAAACTTTTACAAACGCAATCGAAGAACTTAAAAATGAATACATAAATTTATGGTTATCATCTAAGCAAGATGATATAAGTAAAAGAGAAAATTTACACAAAGCAATCAAACTATTACCAGAAGTCGAAAGACATCTACGCATTATAGTAGAGAAGGGTATTATCACAAAAGCTCAATTAGGAAGATTGCACAAAGTTGTGTAAAATTTAGATAAGTATTGTTAAAATATTACTTTACATTTTTAAGGAATGATTATGACCAACAACGCAAAGCCGATTGGTTTACAAACAAACATGCAAGAGACAGAACAATCTTTTGAAAGTTTTTTGACTCCATCGGAACAACCAGAAAACGAAATAGAAGAACAGGCATCGGAAGAGCTAGTCAACGAAGATGAAGTTATCGAAGATAACGAATCTTACGAAGAAGAGCTTGAAGCAGATGTATATGAAGACGAACCTCAAGAAGATCAAGTAGAAGAAGAGGAGTCCGAGCAACCACAGCTATATACAATTAAAGTAGATGGCGAAGATACAGAGGTCACGCTTGAAGAACTCCAAAACGGATACAGTCGCCAAAGAGATTATACGAGAAAAACTCAAGAGTTAGCTCAACAGCGAAAAGCTATTGAAGCACAACAACAAGAGGTTTCTCAAAAAGACGCAATTTATTCACAGTTGTTACCAAAGATGGAATCGACTTTGAAAGGCGAGTTAGAAAACGAGCCAGATTGGAATGCACTTTACGAAGCAGACCCTATTGCTTATGTCCGTGAAAAAGACATCTGGAATGAGAAAAAGCAAAAGTTACAAGCCGTACAAGCTGAATCACAAAGACTGCAACAAGAGTCTCATGTAGCACAGCAACAAAAACTTCAACAGTTTTTACAGTATGGTCAACAACAGCTGCTTGAACAAATACCAGAATGGCAAGATAACGAAACGGCATCAAAAGAAAAGATGTCAATTCGTGATTATGGTGTTAATGTTTTGGGGTACACACCTCAAGAGATGGACAGCGTTTATGACTACCGAGTTTTACTTGGTTTAAGAAACGCATGGCTACAACATAAAACACAACAAGCGACTAAAGTGAAACCAACTGAAAAGAAAGCGGCAGCTCGAACCGCTCGACCTGGCACTTCAAACGTACCTAAGACAACAACTCCTGTGAAAAGAGCGCGTCAAAAATTAGCTAAGACTGGAAAGGTTCAGGATGCAGCTAAATTATTTGAACAATTAATATAAACTTTTAAAACATAGGAATTAAATATCATGGCAAAAGTAACAAACGCATTTGATACGTATTCAGCGACTTCTGATAGAGAACAGTTGAGTGACGTAATTTATAACATCTCACCACAAGCTACTCCATTTATGAGTGCTATTGGTAAAAATTCAATCAAGAACGTAGTTTTCGATTGGCAAACAGAAACTCTACCAACTGTTGATGCAGCTGGTGAACTAGAAGGCTTTAGATTAGACGGAGCTACTTCAGCTTCTACTGCTACAACTAGAGTTAGTAACGTTGCAATGATCTCTTCAAGAGATGCAACTGTATCTGGTTCTCAACAAGCATCTGACCCAGCTGGTAAGAAGTCAGAAATGGCTCATCAATTAGCTATTATGGCTAAAGCATTGAAAAGAGACATGGAAACAGCTCTCTGTCAAAATGGTGGTAAAACAACTGGTAACGCAACAACAGCTAGAAAAACTGGTGGCTTTGAGTCTTGGATAAAATCCAATTACAGTAAAGCAGCATCAGGCGCACCTACTGGTGGTGGTACAGCTCCAACAGACGGAACTCAAAGAGCTTTAACTGAAACTTTGCTTAAAGCAGTATTACAATCTTGTTTCACAAACGGTGGAGAGCCTTCAATGGCAATCTGTGGCCCTGTAAACAAGCAGAAAATATCTGGTTTCACAGGTAGAACTAACTCAAGACAAATGGTTGATGCAAACACAGTAGAGGCTTCTGTTTCTATTTATGCTTCAGACTTTGGTGAGTTAAAAATCGTTCCATCTAACTTCAGTAGAGAAAGATCACTATTATTAGTTGATCCAGACTATGCTAAAGTTTCTTTCCTAAGAGACTTTAAAACAGTTGATATCGCTACTGTCGGGGATGCCCAAACTAAGATGATTGTGACAGAATATGGATTAGAAATGAGCAACGAAGCTGCTCACGGTATAGTCGCAGATTTAACAACTTCATAAGTTAGTTAGAATTCAGGGAGAGCTTCGGCTCTCCCGCCCTTATTTAATATGGCAACAAAACGTACAATCACAGACCATAAAACTGGTTATAAATCAGAGTTCATTACCGAAGATGACAAGCTGGTTTATCATACGACTCAAGATGTTGCTCCCGTCATTGACCACGTCAAGAAACTAAGAGACAATACACTTAAGCCTGGAAAAGATATGCGACACATTGCTGAAGTCCCTATGGTGATTTGGCAAAAAGCATTACGCGAAGGCTGGTCAAAAGATAGAGCTAAATGGAAAAAATGGCTTAACGACCCAGATAATAAAGTATTTAGAACTTGGCAAGGTAAAGTATGACATATGCAGAATTAAAAACAGCGATAGCAAATTATCTAAATAGATCAGATTTAACCTCTGACCTAGATACATTTATTGATAATGTCGAAGCAGAACTTAACAGAAGGTTAAGAACCAAGGACATGATTAAAAGAGCAACTGCTACAGCTGACTCACAATATTTAACAGTTCCAACAGATTGGATAGAGGCAATTAATGTAGAAATTACATCAAACGATTTCAGTCCTTTATTCCAACAATCTATAGAGTCCTTAGATGTCTATAGAAAATCAAACAACAACTCTGTAGGTCAACCAGTTTACTTTGCAATGGTTGATGACTCTATAGAATTAGCACCAACTCCTGATGGAGAATATACCCTACAGCTAACTTACTATGCTAAAATATCTGCATTAAGTGATACCAATACAAGTAACTTTGTATCAGTCTCGCACCCAGATGTTTATTTATATGGTGCATTAAAACACGCTTCTATCTTCTTAATGGAAGATGAAAGAATACCAATGTTCACTCAACAGTTTGAGAAGGCATTAGAAGAAATGAGACTCGAACAAGAGAAAGCTGCATTTGGTAAAGGTTCTTTAATGATGAGAAGAAGAACTTACGGAAAAAAACAAAAAAGAAATTATTACTACGGTAATTAATAAAGGAGAATAGAATGGCTGGATTTTCAAATTATTTAGAAAACAAAGTTGTTGGTCATGTATTTGGTGGATCAGCCTATACAGCTCCATCAACATTATATGTAGCATTATATACATCAGCACCAAGTGATACTGGTGGCGGAACAGAAGTTTCTGGCGGAGCTTACGCAAGACAAACAGCAGCTTTTACCATATCTGCTGATACAGCATCAAACACATCAGCTATAGAATACCCAACAGCTACAGCCGATTACGGTACTGTTGTTGCAGTGGGTGTTTTTGACGCTTCATCATCTGGTAACTTACTTGCTTATGGTAACTTAACTACAAGCAAAACTGTTTCTAATGGAGATGTATTTAGATTTAATGCGGGTGCTATAGACATAACTGTAGCTTAATAACATGGCTTCAGTTGGCTATGGTTTTGGTGGATACGGTAAATCTTACTGGGGAACACCACAATTTGAATTAGCTGAAAGCTCAATCACAGCAACATCAAACCTAACTGCGGTTGGTGTTGTACCTGTAACTGGAGAAGTTTCAATAACCGCTTCTTCTAGTGTCACAGCAGTTGGACTCGTACCAATACAAGGTGCATCATCTATAACAGCAACATCTGGTCTTACATCAGATGCAGTCATAGTTAAGTTTGGTGCGTCAAACATATCAGCAACATCTAACCTAACCGCTGTAGGTACACAGATTGATATTGGTGGCGTTATCATGGCGGCATCAACAAGTCTTAGTGCAGAAGGCACACAAATTGATGTTGGTGAATCAAATATTACCGCATCTACAAACGTAACTGCTGTTGGTGTCTTCATCGTATCAGCGGCAAGTCAAATAAACGCTACAACTAACTTAGATGTCACTGGTTCATTGGTTCAGTTTGGCACTTCTAGTATTCAACAAACAAGTGGTTTTTCTGCGATAGGTAGTTTAAAATGGGAAGACCAGACTGTAGCAGATACTATTTACACAGACCAAACACCAGCTACAACAACTTGGACAGATCAGTCCTCAACAAATACTAATTGGACTGACATCGCAGCATAAACAGGAATAAATTATGGCAGATACATATACAACGAATTTAAACTTAACTAAACCAGAAGTAGGAGCATCCACAGATACCTGGGGAACAAAGCTAAACGCTGACCTTGATACTGTTGACGGATTATTTAGCTCTACTGGTACTTCGGTAGCTATGAACCTAGACGGAGCAGTTATAGACAGCTCTGTTATTGGTGGCACTACAGCAGCCGCTGGATCATTTACAACTCTATCAGCAAGTACATCTATCACAGGTACACTTGCTACAGCAGCACAACCTAATATCACAAGTGTTGGTACTCTTACAGGTTTAACTGTAAATGGTAATGTTTCAGTAGACGGTGGAACAATTAAACTTGATGGTAATTATCCAACTGGTACAGAAAATGTAGCTTTAGGTAATGGCTCTTTAGATGATGGGTCTTTAAGTGGTGGTTATAATACATCTGTAGGTTCAGATGCTCTTGGTGTTAATACTTCAGGAAGTTTTAATACTGCTGTAGGTAGAAATGCATTAATCGCAAACACTACTGGAGGTTCTAATGTAGCTATCGGTGGTCAAGCACTAGATGCTAATACAACTGCTTCAAATAACACTGCTGTAGGAACTTCTGCTTTAAGTGCCAACACTACAGGTGCTTCTAATACAGCAGTAGGTCAAGCGTCATTAGCAGCAAACACTACAGGTACAAGTAACACAGCAATGGGTGCAAATGCTCTAGATGCTAACACTACAGCAAGTAACAATACAGCAGTTGGTCAGTCTGCCTTAACAGCAAACACTACAGGTACAGAAAACGTAGCAGTAGGTGCTTTAGCTTTAGATGCTTGTACTACAGGTTCTGCAAATATTGGTATTGGTGTTAATTCTTTAGGAGCTTTAACAACTGGAGCAGGTAAT